GGGACGCATCTGGGTATACCGGGGCGTCCCCACTTGTTCTGAGGCGGTAGCGGCCTTCAACGGCGAAGAGGACTATCATGGCGATCAGATCCAAGAACATCGAAGAGAACAACTCGTACAACGAGTTCGCGCAGAGCATCGTGCCGTGCGCGATCCACGCCGTCAACGCGGACGCGGCGCTCTCGAGCGCCAGCATCGCTCGCGTGCGGATGCCGTGGGCCGGCAAGATCCTGTCGGCGTATCAGGCCATGGGCGCGACTTCCGGGTCCGTCGATCTGGCCGTCCACAAGAACGACACCGCGATCTCTGACGTTGTGACCGCATCGACCACGGCGTCGGTGTTCACGCTGACGGCCACGACCTTTGCGGCCGGCGACTACGTCGGGGTCATCGCGAACACCGCGTCCAACGAGTTCGCGTTCGGCACCGTGACCATCGTGGTACGTCCGTACCTGGGCGTTGTGGAGCGTCTGAGCGCGTCCCTTGGCGACTCGTAACGGGAGGTAGCCATGCCGGTGAACCCCTCGTTCGGACCACGGCTCATCTACCCGAACTTCTCCAAGGTGATCAACGTCGCCTCTGGAGCCGCCTCGACCACGGCCTCAACGCTCGTGTCGGGCGCGACGGGTTGGACGATCTACGTTACGCGGGTCAGCATATCGGTTACGCAGGACGGCGCAACGCAACTCAAGATCTCGGATACCACGGGATCGCTGATCGTGCAGGGCATTCCGTCGCCGGGACTCGTGGAAGTGTCGCGAGAGTTCGGTGAGGACGGCGTTCCCTGCACGGAAGGCTACGGTCTGCAATACAACTTCACGACCGCGGCCACGGCGTTCGCGTGCAAGGGCGTGGTCGAAGGCTACATGAAGCAGACTTCGCCGCTGTCGGCGGCGGCGTACGCGTCAACAGTTCTGCCGTAGCGGGGACGCCATGCCCGTAGCGGGACAGCCCATTTTCTTGCTCCAGATCGTCACCCCGGAAGGCGAGCGTGTTCGTCTTCCGGGGGGCGGTCACATGGAGCGAGACTTGATCGCGGCGATCACCGCAGGAGTCAGCCAGCGCATCGGGCCTGTGACGACGCGTGCGCGTGTCGAGGCGGCTGTGCGTGAAGCCGCTACGAAAGCCATCTACGAGCTGAAGCTGGAAACTGTGAAGGTCGTCGCTCCGTAGTGAGCGATGGACGGATATCCGCCGTACGCCAATCTCGTCTATGACGTAGCCACGATGAGCTGGGTCCGCATGACTCAGCCGCTCGTGGACTCCCTTACGTCGAACATCTACCTCGCCGTCGATGGTGTCGAGGGGCAACTCTCGACCATCAGCAACCAGCTGACCTCGATCTCTGGTTACACGGATGGCGTGGAATCCCTGCTGACCACAATCAGGAACAACAGCAATACGGAGTTGGATGGCGCTCCGCGTGACGCGTTCCAGCGCTTGCGCATCTCTCAGGCCACTTCACTCTTCGACACCTCGTTCGAATACCAGATCTCCACGAACGAGTGGACGACGACTGTGGCGGCTGGAGGGACCGTGTCGCTGTCTACAGTCAGCGGCATGGTGTCGCTTGACGTAACGAGCGCCAGCACCTCTAGCGCGATTCTCCAGACGCTGCGCTACCACCGCTACCAGCCTGGCAAAAGCCAGCTGGTGCTGATGACTGGTGTCATCGGATCTGGCGTCGGCGGCGTGATCAAGCGTGTGGGGATATTCGACGCCAACAACGGGCTGTTCTTTGAGCAGGTAGGCACCAACGCGTACTTCATTCGCCGTTCAGACACGAGCGGGAGTGTCTATGACGATCCGGTCGATCAGACGCAATGGAACATCGACACCCTCGACGGGAACGGGGTTTCCGGCAAGACGCTGAATGTCGATAAGACGAACATCCTACTGATCGACTTCCAATGGCTCGGCGTCGGGCGCGTGCGCATGGGCTTCGATATCGATGGAGTGGTGTGCTATGCCCACGAGTTCCTGAACGCTGGGAACCTCACGGTTCCCTACATGAGAACGCCGAACCTGCCCCTGCGCTACGAGATCTACAAGACTGGCGATGTGAATACCGCCTCGCTCAAGGCGATCTGTTGCAGCGTGGTGTCTGAGGGCGGTATCGAGTTCACGAATGCCAACGGGTACGCGGTGTCTGCGACGACCGGACGTACCGTTGCGACTCGACGGGCCTTTCTCTCGATCAGACCGAAGGCGACCTTCGGAGGGCTGGTGAATCGTGGGAGAATTGATCCGCTTTCCACGAGCGTCCTCGGCACAGGCACCAATATCGTCACGCTCATCGAGCTTGTCTACAATCCCACGTTCCAGACCAGTAGCGGCTCCCTCACGTGGACGAGTGCCAATGCTGCGTCGATTGTGGAGTACTCTGTACACGGTGATGCAAACGCTGGTGCATTTACGGGGGGAGATGTAGTCGAGTCGTTCATCATTGCCGGAACCAATACGCAGCGTGCCTCGCAGCTCCAGCAGCTGGCCGCTCGATTCCCGCTGGTACTCGATGCCGCAGGAGCCAATCCTCGAGCGCTGTCGCTCGTGGCGACCGACGTAACGGGAACAGCGACGGTGTACGGCACGGTCACTTGGAATGAGGTTCGGTAATGGCGACTTCTGTTTCGACGCTCATCACCCGCATCCGGCAGCACCTGAACGAAACGACGGCAGCGTTCTGGTCTGACTCGGAGTTGCTGTCCCACATCCAAGAAGGTGCGGCGGATCTTTGGAAGGCGCTGGTCGGCGTCAACGAAGATCACTTCTTCACGCTCTCGACTTCGTCCTCGGTGGCGGCGAACCAGACCACACTTAGCGCGGTTCCAGCGGACCTGTACCGCGTGAAGTTGATCGAGCCGACGACGCTCTCGACCTACGTGAACACGTTCTTCCAACCGCTCGACTACGCCAATGCGAAGTTCCGCCGCGCCCGTTCAATGGACGCCCAAGACCCCGTGGGCCAGGTGTTCTACTACGACCTCGTCAACGAGGGACCGCCGGTCAGCACGGCGTCGATCTACATCGCGCCGAAGTCCACCTCGGCGTTCAACCTCACCATCGGATACGTGCGCACCGTCAGTACGCTGGGTACGGGATCCAACAACCCCATTCCGGGTGAGAGCGATCACGCGCTGGTGGCGTGGGCCGTCGCGCACGCTCGAGCCAAGGAGCGGGAAGATCGAGCGCCTGACCCGGAGTGGCTGGCCGTCTACGGCACGGAGAAGAAGAATCTCGTGCAGGTATCCACGCCGCGGCAGGTAGACGAATTGGAGGCCGTGGATGCGCTGTTCGAAAACTATTGGGAAGGCTGATGCCGGGAAAGATCAATCTGTTCAACCTCGGAAGCATTGGCGTGGATATTGTGTCCTCGCCCTTGCACTCGTTGGATGGATCGTATGTGTCGGCGCAGAACGCGGAGAGCTCACCCACGGACGAGGACGAGTCCATCCAAAAGCGCGGGGGGCTGTCGAGGTTCTCGACTGGATCGCTGGGCAGCGCGGTGATCACGATCCACAACATCTTGGCGGGAACATGAGTCCGACAACGGCTTCGCCCAAGATCAACCTGTACAACCTCGGTTCGCTGGGCGTGAACCGTGTGCTGTCGCCTGTCCACAAGACGGACGGCGAGTATCTGCAAGCGCAGAACGCGCAGTCGGACAAGCACAATCAGGGGCGTGACGCGATCAAGAAGCGTTGGGGAATGACGATCTACAACGCTTCAGCGTTCGGGGCCAGCGTCATTGCGATCCACAACCTGCCGTACGGTGGGTTCGCGGATCCGACAACCGGAACGACCGGCAGCACGGGAAGTACAGCAAGCTGGGCTGGGTGGACGGAGCCATTCGCCACATGGCAGCGTGACGGTCCCGGCTATTGGGACGGGACGCCCTACGTTTGGTCTACTTACGGTACGTGGATTGAACCTCCGTGGATTTCTACGGCGTACGGCAGTCTCAAGCCCAACGCCAACATGACAACGACCGGGAAGTATTACTCTGCTGTTCTCGGTGACTACGATCTCACGCTGACTCAGGGCGATATCGTAGAGTACGACGTAATGACGCCGGCTTATGCGCTCAAGAGTGCGCCGCCAGCGGCCCCTGGCATCAATCCCGCCAGCGGGAATGGATGGCGCATTTGCGCACAAGACGGTGATCCAGACTTCGTGGCGATCACGTGGCTTGGATACTCCCTTGCGTCGGGATACGAACAGTGGGCGTACACCTATCAGGTGTCTGCTGATGCATGGAATCAGGTCGGAGACAAGATCGAGTACGGCACGGGATCGACGTACCCCATGCAGTATCGCGCCCAAGATTACTTCAACGTCTTCAGCGGGAAGATCTACAGGGTTCACGAGCAGAAAAAGCAATCCAATTCGACTGGTAAGCACGTTTACACCATCGAATCCGCACCGGCTACGTCTACGGGGAGTTGGACCGTTGAGTACACGTGGGATGGCGATGTAACGTACGAGAGCAATCTGACCCTCCACAGTGACGGCGCGTATATCTACGCCTTCGGTCGGATCGGAGGATCTACTGGCGGTGGCGCACCCTACACGTACGTCAACAAGCGATCTGACGGGGGTGGTTCGTGGGCCGACGTTCCTGCGGTTCCTAACTCGACGTACGCGTACATTCTGAATATCGACAAGGAGCGCACTACGGGCGGCGTGCTGTTTGCCTATGGGGATGGCTTCAATCCCGGCGGCGGAACCGTGTACCCGCTCATGGTATCGACGGATCAGTCGAGTTCGTGGACGACTGTATCTCAGACCGATGCTGGGTGGCCGACAGGAATTGCCTCTTCTGTGTACTCGATCTGGAGGGCTGGCGATCAGTACTTTATCTACTGCTCGCCTGACGGCTTCAACAATGTTGTTCTTCAGTCGTCCGCGTCCACGGCCCCGACGTTCAACTGGACTACGGTATCGGATCTTGGCGAGGCCGTCGCCGCTGGTGCGAGTGGTCAGATCATGTCTCTGACTCCAAGGACGAAGTTCTAATGGCTTGGTATCTGGTTCACGCCGGGACGAACCTGTTCAAGATGAACACCACGGGATCGTGGTCTACGATCTCGATGCCGGCGCTCACGACGAGCAGCACGGTCAGCCTTTACACGACGCATCGTGCGCGTGTGGCTCTCCTGAACCGATGGGCCATCGTGGTCAATTCGCCCGATGTGAACATCCAGATCAACGCCGACACGCAAACCGCGTACAAGCTCTCCATTGACGCACCGACGACAACGGCTTCTCTGGCGGCTGGGGCGGCTGGCGATCCAATCGGCACGTACCGTTACGCCTACACGTTCGCGATCACCACGGGATCTGAGATCATCACCGAATCTCCCATGTCGCCAACGGCTGGGCCGATCACTGTGAACGCCACGCGGATCACGCTCACGAACATCAGTACGTCGTCGGATTCGGCGGTCACGGCTCGCATCATCTACCGCACCACGACTGGCGGCGTGGACTGGTTCAAGCTGACGACGATTGCCGACAACTCCACGACTACGTATTCCGACAACGCGACAGACTACGATCTATCGCTCATCGGCGTGGCAGAAGACAAGGGCAATCCTCCAGGGTCTACCGTGGACGACAACTTCCGTATCATCGCCACGTGGAAGGACCGACTGTGGGCCTCGCCGGAAGTCGCTGGAAAAGATCGCCTGTACTTCTCAGGCAAGAATGAGCAGTACGCGTGGGGAGAAGAGAACTATTTCGTCATCCAGCCTGAGGGCGGCGACGACTACGGGATCACCGCGCTGGCAGCTCGACGCGACGAACTGGTGGTCTTCAAGCGCCGTGCGATCTGGAAGGTGATCGGCACGAGTGTCTCAGACTTTCAGGTCATTCAGGTTGCAGAGAACGTGGGCTGCGCCGGGGCTGAAGCGTGCTGCGTGATTCGCGACACCGTCTACTTCGGCAACGAAGATGGCGTGTACGAGTACGGCCCGAACGGTGTGCAGTCGATATCTCGCGAACAGGTGCATGGCTGGTTCATCACCGACACGTTCTTCAAGCGGTCGGAGATGCAGAACGCCTTCTTCAAGTGGAATCCGCTGAACGACCAGCTGGAGATCCACCTCGCTGACGCCTCAACGACCTCGCTGACGCGCTGGGTCACGTACGACCTTGGCCGGAAGATCTGGCTTGGTCCGCACAAGACCGCCGCGTTCACGCCATCCTGCGCGGCCACGGTAGACGACGCCAGCGATCTTGCGGTCCCCGTCATGGGCGCGACGGACGGCTACATCTACAAGCAGAACTCCAGCACGGCCAGCGACAACGGACAGGCCATCGAGTTCGATGTGGTGACGAAGTGGTTCTCGGGAAACACGCCCGATATCCACAAGTACTGGGGCCAGGTGGCGATCATCAACCGCGAGGAATCGACGGGTGTCCTGAACTACGAGTACGCCATCGGAGACATGGACGCGTCGAGCCAGTCCACAATCTCGTGTCCGCTGAACCAGCCGCGGCAGCGCCTGATTCGGCAGGGCGTCGGACGGTTCCTGCGCTTCCGGCTGTACAACAACCAGAACAATCAGGACGTTGAGGTCTACGGGGTGGAGATCCCGTTCCACGAATTGGGTAGGCGCTGATGCCGCAGCTTCGGCTGACAAGGGACCGCATGGTCCCGAAACCGCATCCGATCCGCGATCCGCTGTCCGCGCAGGATATCGACTTCAACTTCGACCTCCTGTACAAGACGCTGGCGAAGATCAAGGATCTGCTGGGCGACATTCTCGCTGTCTCTCAGGGCGGCACTGGCCTCGGATCATACTTGCGAGGCGATCTGATAGTCGCGACCGATACGACCGTGCTTGGCACGATCAATTCGGTGACGACCGGGAATGTCCTCGTGTCGCAGGGTATCCTCGAGCCGCCTATCTGGAGCAAGGTCAAGCTCGTGGACCCGTACTCGCATCTGACGGGGTTCACTTCGAAGGGCGACATTCTCACGTACGACGGATCGTCCTACGTTCGGCTGGCTCGAGGCACGGACGGGCAGGTTCTTCAGAGCAGCTCGTCGGCCACCGCCGGCTTGGAGTGGACGACCGCGGCTAGTGGCGGCAGCGGCGACATTGATACCATATTGACAGACGGGGACCATGTCATGCTGGACGACGACGGCAACGTCCTGTATTCGGGATAAGCGATGCCAAACATCTCATCGGCAACGACGATCAACAGCGTTCAGCTGACCGAACAGAACACGGGCGCTGCGACTCCGTCTGCGGGGTACTTCCGCATCTACGTGTCTTCGACGGGATCCGTCCTGAGGGCCGTCGATTCAGCGGGGAACGACTACCAGTTCGCCACCGGATCGGTGGTCGATCTTTCGTCGCAGACGTTCATCGTCATCAGTACGTCGTCTACGCTGACTGGAGAACGCTACCTTGCCGGGACCGCAAACCGCGTCACGGTCACGGATGGTGGAGCCGGGAATGCCGTCACGCTGTCCGCGCCGCAGGATCTGCACACCGGGGCCACGGTCCAGTTCGCGCAAGCGAACCTGACAACGTCCTCGGCCAGCTTGCACACGGGGTCTATCGCGGTACATCAGACCGTGATTGCGACGACGGCGTCGGTAAGTTCTGCGGCTGGCTTCGGCACAGGATCCGTGGACACTTCGGCGTCTGTGCTGATCGTTGGTCAGTACTACTCGGTGATGGTGGACGACGGAACGTGTTCAACGACCTCGCTGACCATCAACTGGACAAGCGGCAACGAACACAAGGTCATCCTCAATTCTGACACGACGGCATCGTTCAGCAACCCGAAGACGGGTGGTCGATACGTCCTGATACTGAAGCAGGACAGCACGGGATCTCGTTTGGTCACGTGGCCGGCGGCGGTACTGTGGCCGAATGGCGGCGGTGCGCCGACGCTCTCGACCACGGGTAGCAAGTCGGACTTGTTCACGTTCTTCTACGACGGGACCAACTACTACGGCAACTACAGCCTGACACACTAACATGGCCTTTCTACTTGCGTGCGCTGACGGTACCCTTACATCGAGTTCTACGTGGAGAACCGTTGACTCGAGTTATGTTCTCGGGGAGGGCGCGATTGTCGCCACGGCGGTTACCACGAGCTATACCACATCGAGCAACTTCTCACCCGGAGCCATCGAAGTAGACGCCATCGCCCTCAAGTTCTTTACGCCTGGAGCCTCTGGTAACACGCTCACGATCAGCTTGTACGACGTTACGTCGTCAAGCGAGGTAGTCGCCGTCGCCGTCCCCACAGCCGACCTGAGTCCTGGTACGAACACCAATGGCTCACGCGCCGGATGGCAGTTGTTCTCGCTGGGCGCGAACTATCTGCTTGAGGCCGGCAAGAACTACGCGATCAGGTTGAAAATCAGCGGCGGCACGGCTCCAACCGTTGCGTATCTCACATCGTCTACGAACTGGTACCACTTCCTCAGAACAACGACCAACGCCGCTCCGTCTTCTGGTGATTCGTGTCTGATCCTTGGGCTGTGGACTTCATCTGGTACATGGACGCAGTACACGGTGACGGTGGACACGACCAGCACAAGTCCGACGTTTGGCGCTACGCCGTCTGGAACCTATTGGGAAGAGCGGAATCAGGGTATCTACGTCGCGAGGTCAACGCTGACATGGCCGACGACCTCCAGTACGACGATTTCTATTACTGGCGGTCTGCGATGCCACGCGTACGGGAAGGTTACGTGCGGGACGACAAGCTCACCGATTGTACGCGGCACGGAAGCCGTTATCTATCTAGTGAGTGGAACGGGTAACAACGTCAACGTGCAGGAATACAGCACGTTCAGTATATGCGGCCAGTCCCCGGCCTCGTCAGTATCGACCAACCACGCCACGCTGGTTGTGGGGGCTACCTCTGGATCAACGGCATCTCTTCAACTCTCGACCGCTACATACTGGACGAGCGGAAGCAGGGTTGTGATCGCGAGCGCCACCTACAACGATTACGACAAACAACAGGCGACGACGGTTTCTGCCGATGCCACAACGGAGTCGTTGAGCCTTACTGCTGCCGTTACGCACAACTTCCCCGGAAGCTCTGGAACCTACGCGGGTTCTGAGTTGTTCATGTACAACCACAACGCGAGATTTGAGCTTTCGACCACCGCCTTCCAGCCCTATTGCACCGTATGGCAGCGATCCACCGTGATCTTTTCGTGGGCCGGAATGTCGCAAACCGCGTGGGAATGGGGGGCGATAGCGACAGGTAGTCTCTACGCCGACAAATGCGGTTGGTACTTTTCAACGACAGCTGGCAACGGCAATTCCGCGATCAAGGTTGGCGGATCTGGAGCGAACGGCTCCGTGTTCATGCGAGATCTGTGGACGAACAATCCATCTGGTGGAGCTTCTGGGTGGGCGTGGTACATCTCCGTTACCGGCTCTGCTCCCGAAAACTCGTGGACTGCTGACGGAATATATTTCGCGGCCAAGGCCAGCGGCGTCGGCGGTCACTATTTCACGCACGGCAAGCATTGGGCTGCTCTAAGAAAGCTGCGCAGTTACTGCGGTGCTGGTGGACTATCAGGAAACGATCTGGAAAGCGCCGGATGGCAGCCGTCTTGCTCGGATTACCTTGCTGACACGTTGGTCGTAGGCTCGTCAAACAATCAGCAGTTCACGGTACCGCAGTACCTTCGCGATCACACGTTCTATAGGCTGGCGCTCGTTAGTGCGTTTCATATTCTGAACTTCTCGTATTCTCACTTCAACCTGACCTTCCAAGATTGCGCTTTCTTGGGTTCAACGAGCTATCGCATTATCGTTGACTCCGCGAACACGCGAATGCGAAACATCGTGTTCAGCAGCTGTTCGATTGGATCCTATGGGGCCAACGCGCCGACCAATTTCTGGATCGTCAACGGAAGCTATTCCGGCCTTCTCGACATGAAGTTCCTGGGGTGCG